AACCATACAAGATTAACCGCGAAGGCATACTGCCCCGCCATGAAATCGAAACACCAGGCGCCGGCGGTCGCCAAACAATACGTCAATACCTTTGTTACAAAGGGCTTTCTCATATGTTTAGAGGATATAAGCCCCTTTCCCCAGGCAGCTGGGATCGCTAAGTACTTGTCAGATCCGCTGATGTTTTCAGGACTAGCCCCAAGATCAACCAGCATCTTATAACCGATCGCTGACCATTTCGTTATAAGATCTAAAAAGACAAGCAATATAAAGATCCCTAAGACCTGAACATGCTTCAACCCTAAAATGTAAATACCGACTTCAGCCACCACAGCCAATAGAGCCTTCATAGCGAATGACTCTGTAAGCATTCGCCACGCTTCGCTCAAAAAGTTTGTTAATTCTTGCATTGTCGCTCCTTTCCCCTAGATTATAGATGATCGACTGCATCGCCTGCACTAATATATTTATGTTGGCTATCAGACCATTCAATCCGAGAGGACTGGAACCAAACATCTGCTGTTCCATATTCAATGCTGCCAAGTTTTACAGGCGTGCTATTATTATCACCATTAGCGAATGTAACCTTTTGAGGAGTTTCTACTATGATTGGAATATTGCCAATCGCATTTCCGTTTTTATCTGTGAAACTGCCATTCCCTGTTTCAGGCCGTACTTTCCTGCTAGTTTTGATTAAGATACTATCAACTTCAGATACTAACCATTTACCAAGCATTTTAAGGACATTGTGTCCAGTGAAGTTTGTAACATTAATTTCTAACTTGCGACCAAATAACTCATATTTAACGCCGTTCTCTTCGTATGTATCATTCGGAGTTCTTCCAGCTTCATGGAAGCCAGGGATCGTCACTTCCCCAACTTTATCACCAGAGAAGTTATGATAAGTAAGGACCACATCATCTGCAGCAAGAGGTTCAATCGTAACACTACCGGATCCGTTGTCGCCAATTTCATAAGAAATATCGACATCGGCAACTTTGACAGTATAATGCGGCTCACCTTCAACAGCTACAACGCGCTGCCCTTTTAAGACAGTTGGAACCTGTAGAGTTTTAAAGCCTACACGAGGGAACGTTTTTCCTAGATTGGTAATGATCGCGTACAATACGTCAGAAATAGCGGAGGACTTGCACCATACGTTACCTTGAAGCAATAGAGCACGAGCCTCGTCAGCAAGTGCGCCAGCTTTCAAGGACTCGATCCATTGAGCTTCAGTGCCTTCAAAGCCTAGTGATTGCGCAATCTGGAACGCGCTTCTACCGTCGTCACCGTTTCTACCATTCACGCCATCTTTACCTTGAAGGCCAGGGATCGACACATTCAAATTAATAGGCGCCTCACCCAAAGTTAATAAAATTTCTTGAATAGTTTTTGTTTCAGCCATGATAAATCGCTCCTTTACTAATGCATAGATACATCATGAATTATATTTAGATCGCCCATGATCAACTTATACGTCAGATCACCAGCGACCAAGAAAACATCATACTCGGCCTTTTTATAGGCCTTTTCAATTCCCAGGGTTTCCTCTTTAGAGATCGTAACCATGATCGTCTTATCTACGATCGTCGTTGACGCCTCACAAAGGAGCTTTCCTTGCTTAGTTCTAACCTTGCATATAGCGTTAGCGCCGGACAGATCCACGTCGTCATTGATCGTGTATGCCCTCCGCCAATCTTCCCCGATATGCATGGTTTCATTTTCTCGCCGTACTAGATCCATATAGCCTCCTTACTTGCGAACAGCAATGCATAGAACATATAATGAGCCGATCCCGGTCACCACCAAATTTCCGTAATTCGTATCTCCGCCAGTAATACTTGCAGAATAAGCCGCACAACGATCGTCATAGTCAATGCCAGCATTAACGCCGTGATCATAACTTTTGTGAGATAAGAATGTGGAGAATTGTATTTTTAAAGTAGTAGGCCTGTAGTTAAATCTAGCCTCTTCACGACGCCATTCATCTCTAGACCAGTTCTTTTTAGGGATGTTATACCCAACAGGTACATAAACACAATCGTCGCGTTTATACCCATTAGGAACCGGGAGTTTATTCCCGTGGTAAACGGTATAAACCTCTACTTTTAAATTTTTAACTTCAAAGCCAGACTGGAAGATTGACTGTGCGTCGATCCTAGAACCCGTGATATTAACACCGCGGATATTACCGTTTGCGTCAACGCTAAAAGTATTGGACGCGTTCTTGATCGTAGTGCCCGTGATCGTGCCGCCTTTTAATTCCCCTACATTAGCCGTGATCGCGGATAAGCTATCCACCTGCATTTTATCGGCAGTAACAGCCTTAGCCTGAAGCATTTTATTTGTGATGATATTATCGTCAAATAAAGCCTGGCCGGTAACATGAAGCAAGCGGCCATCAATACGAGTCCCCGCAGGCGTAAGATTGATCCGGCTCACTATTTCAGATCCTGTTAGGCTATTGAGCGCATTTGTAACCTTCACCTCAACACCACCCGCAACCTGCGTTATTTGAGACGATAGGTTCTTGTTTAGATCCGATAAAGAACGTTGAAAACCGTTTGCTTGATCTACTAATTTAGAGCTAAGGCCCGACATATTAGACTTAACTGTCCCGACTTCATTATATAGAGCCTTGACCGCACAATCCATGTCGGCTATGCCTAATTTTTCAAGATCTAGAAGGTCCTTATCAATTTTAGCTTTAACCGTAACATTGATCGGACTTGTACGTGGACCTTCGCCGAATATATCCACATAAGCAACGCTTACAGAATAAACTCCAGCTTCTAATGGGATGCTCATGGCGTTTGTAGACGTAAAATATACAGATGTATCAACGTATACATTCGCACCTTTACAGCCAGGAGGAATGGTCTGGAATACTACACCGATCCCGCTTATAGTACCCGTCAATTTGACGTTGGTCGGCATAACAGGAACAGGAACGTTATATGTAATCTCAGCAGGCGCACCATAACCCTTAGAAGGGTTATGCGCGTATAGGTAAACCTTACCGCTTCGATCGCTAAGAGTTCCACTATAAGTTGTGTTATTACTTCTACCGATCATGCCGGCCGTTTGACCGGTACGAGTATCTAGCCGCAACTCGTAGAAATCAACGTCCGCGTTTCGTACTTCAAGCCAGTTAAAATTGGCTTTGTCACTAAAGGAGATAGAGAAGCCCTGCGGCGCATTTGGTACTTCCGTCTTCATGGCCACAGTAATGCTTTTAGTAACGCCCTGGGATGTATTCCCGTGGACGTCTTTCACTATAGCCTTTACTTCATACGTATGACCAAGCTCGCAGCCGCTAATCGAGATCTGCCCGTTACCAGATCCGCCATATTTCCACGCAGCAGATCCTTCACGATACCAAAGCTCAACCGTGTCAAAGCTATTGATCTGCGGAACATCGAACTGAGCCACAACGTCAAAAGACAATACACCGTTACCAATTTTGTAATACTTGGTATACAGCATTAAATTGCTAACTTCCGGGATATAATAAGGGACGATCTTATATTGGTATTCCTGGACTTCATCAAGGCCCTGCTCGTTGCTACCAAATAAGTTCATGGACGTGAATTTTAAATAGATCGTCTTATTGATATCTTCCTTCCGGTACGGGTACCGGAATAAAGCCTCATCAACGCGGACGAAACGCTCCCCAGCGTTATGATTGATCGCCTTAGTCCCGTATTGGCCGCGCACTATTCCCCGCAGCGTATACCAATTATCAGGATGCACCTCAACAGCTTCATAACTAAAGGCCTCGCCATTAGTCCAGCATAAAGTGTTAGCTCGCTCAGCGTCTACATGCGTCGCCGTTTTGAGTATGCCCTGATTAAGTGTAACCTCGCAGGCGTTCGCTGTTTCATTGAAGGCAGATCTAGTGCGGCCCATGCGGGCTTGTTGCGTTATGGATCCTATACGGCGATAGCTTTCACCGTTGTCAGATAACCACACAGAACAGCCGCCCCAGCCACTAGGAGCGTTCACGCCTACGAATACCTGATTACCTCCAACGTCCCCGACTGTTTGGAAGATCGCGACATCGTTCACGCTAGGAGCAGGCTGGTTATAATCAATAAAAGGCCGCTCGTTTTCATGTACGTTATACTTAGCCGGAGCATAGGTCCCCGGAGGTTTGCCTTCCGCCGTAATTTCAAGCTGCCCGTCTGCAGCTTCAGACACGGAAGTTATAACAACGATCTGCTCGCGTAAGCCACAAAGCTCATCTGTAAGCGTTACAAGATCGCCAGGCTCTAAACGACAAAAAGCCCAATCTAGGCGGAACGTGTACTGGTTCTTAGAGTACAGGCGCTTCATAGCCAGCTGTTCCGCGTAGTATTGAGCGCGGGCCTTTGTATATAGATAGTGAGCCGATTTCTTAGAAGCAGGCTTCAGGCCGTTTTTTTGAACGTCAGCAACCACCTCGAAGGCTACGGTCTCCTTCTCGTACCCATTGGCACGGTTTATAAATTCCACCGTGGCCTGGTTA